ATCAGGATCAGTGTCAATTCTTTCTGGCGCAACTCCTGGAGTTCACTGGGGACCTGGAGGAAACTTCTTCCTTCGTGCAGTTCGATTTGGAAACACAGATCCAATGATGCATTTGTTCAAAGCAGCAGGGTACACAATCGAAGATGACGTAGTATCTGCAAACACATCAGTTGTATACTTCCCAATCAAGTCAGGTCATCCAAGATCTGAAAAGGATGTAACATTATTTGAAAAGATTGCACTTGCTGCAACTGCTCAAAAGTACTGGTCTGACAATGGTGTTTCTGTAACACTTTCATTTGACAAGGAAACAGAATCAAAGCACATTGTTCCAGCACTAAATATGTATGAGGGACAACTAAAGGCTGTTTCATTCTTGCCAATGGGGAATATGGTTTATCCTCAGCAGCCGTATACTCAAATTACGGAAGAGCAATATGAGTCATATATTGGCAAGTTAAAGCACATTGATTTTGCTGCTATCTATGACGGTGTAGACAATCTTGAGGCTCAAGGTGAAGCATACTGCACAACAGACTATTGTGAAATTAAAATAAACAAGTAGGCTTCTGTGGTAAAATAGACCTATAATGTCTAATCCATCAAACCTGTATGCAGAGAAAATATATGCTGAACACCCAATGGCTTTTTGGGCTCTGGATGATAAGTCAGACTATATCAGTTTAATTACAGATGCTCAAAGAGATATATCAGATGTAGATTATTGGAAAGAGATAGAGGGTGGCTCTGCAGTTTTATCTAATCCTGACGGTTCTTCTCCATTTCCAGAAACTCCAGAAACAACAATAACTGGAGATCTAACAGAAAATGATTTTGGGCAGATAGTCTGCATAAGCAAAGACATAGCCAATTTTACTTCATTAAACAAAGAAATGTCAACCTTTTCAATAGGGGCATTTCTTAAGTCTTTAAGTGTTTATGTTTATAGTTTTGAGATAGGATATGAGTACTACGACACGGCTAGTTCAAGCACAATCCAAAGACTAAAAACTTATGTCTCATCTGTACAAGATAGATGGGTGTTTATTTCAGAAACATTTGATATACCAGAAGAAAATACAACCTTTAGAATTGTTATAAAAATTAACTATATTGGACAAGGCAATAACATAAACGATTATAAGTTTTTGGTTAATGGGATTTCAGTAGGGCAATGGTCAGAAGAATTTAACTCTTCTTCTCTTGGAGTTATTGGAGATTTTATTCCAAACAATATATCCATAGAGCCTACTTACGGTATTGAAGCGAATGCCTATGGGCGCCAAGATAAAAAAGGGTATTACCTAATATCAAATGAAAGTCTTATGGCAAAAAATACTGGAATCCCCTTGGTATACGGCGCCTCTGGACTTACAAAACTTTTGCCAAATTCAAACTCTTATGGAATGACATATAAAATTAATAGTATTCCTGGTTCTTATGTTTTTGCTGGGACTTCAAATCCAATAATTACAGTAACCCGTGGATCAACCTACACATTTAATATGAATACTCCTGGGCACCCATTTGCTATACAATCAACATCTGGAGAATATAACTCTGCAAATGAATATAAGACTGGGGTTAACAATCCAGGAGCAGCCGTTGGAGATATCACTTGGGTTGTTGCAGAAAACTCTCCAAGCACTTTGTACTATGTTTGCAAGAACCATGAATCAATGAGTGGACAAATCAATGTTGTAGACGCAGCCCCAAAGCCATCTTTAGTTATTCCAGGGCAAGGATTCCTGGGTGCTGATGGACAATACAAGGAGTATACCTTAGAGTCATGGCTAAGAATTAATTCAGATTCAATAACAAAAAAGCGAATTGTCGGACCACTAGGATCTGATGATGGTCTTTATGTAGAGGGCCCATACTTAATTTTAAAGGTTGGAACAAACTACGGATCATACTATGTTGGTGAATGGACAAGGCCAATGCTTTCTCATATAAGAGTTGGCGAAGATAACGCTTCTTTGCTTATAAATGGAGAAGAAGTTATTTCATTAAAATATTTAACTAGAGAGTTGTCTTTCCCAGTTAGCCTAGATTCAGATAAAAGAAACCAAGACTGGATTGGCTTTTATGCATATGACGACGTGTCTCCAATTGAGGTTGACTGTGTTGCTTTATACACATACAAGGTTCCGATTGTTTTGGCTAAGAAAAGATTTGTTTACGGCCAAGGCGTAGAATTTCCAGAAGGAATTAACCAAGCCTACAGTGGATCTTCTATCTATGTTGACTACCCATTTGCAAAGTATGCCAATAACTATTCTTACCCTAGCATAGGTAATTGGTCACAAGCAACTGTGGATAATTTAAAAACAGATAGAAATCTTTTATCTACTCCAGACTATAAATTACCAGAAATTGTCCTAGGGGGGCTTGTCGTAGACGGCTTAGACTCTTCACGTTTTTCTTTGGAAAATGAAGAAGACATATCCTTTTCTCTTGCACCCGTTGGTTCGTATCTATACTTTGACAGTCTAAATTTTTTAAAGGAAAAGGTAAAATCTTTTTATGGATCATTTAAGATTACATCTTTTTCAACAACAAAGCAGGTATTGTTTAGGGCCGAATCAAAAACATCCCCAAACTACTTTGAAATATCTTGTACTGGACCCACCGTGGTTTATACCTTAAGTTATAACGGTACAGAGCAAACCTTATTAACCTTATCTCAGTTAGATGTCGATGAAATGTTTTCTATAGGGGTAGACATAGATACAATATCTCATTATTTTGGAGGAAGCGTTGCATCCTTCTTTGGTAATTCTAGCAGTCTTAATTTTTATATTGCAGGCAGTTCAAACCCAGAAGAAACATTCTCTGGAAAAATATATAAGACTGGATTCTGTACTTCTAGAAATCACAAAGCCATTGCATCATTCTTTAGTGAAAAAGGAATTGTAAGACAAAGTGATGACGTGTTTGAAGAGTACTTAAACACACCAGACGTTGACTATAACTCAACTGATGAATATTTTGGAAACAGTCCATCAGAGTGGGACTCAGTAATTGACCCAGGACTTCCAAGTTTGGCAACAGCAAACACCCTACAGGCACACACGGCAAGTTACACACTGTCTCCTTTGGTAAGTTTTGGATCTTATTCTTTAGACATAGATGTTCAGGGATACTGGGAAGACTACCTACCACTAACATACTTTGCAAAATTTATAACAGATAACAAGAGCAAGCCGTATTATGATTTAGACTTTATTCAGTTTAATATAAATTATCCAGCACCATCTGTGTTTGTAGAAGAAGAGCAGTTTGGATCTTGGACATATAGAGAACTGTCTGATGTTTATAACATTCCAATTCAAAGAGACTATACTTCTTTAGATAACCAACTATTTACTGGCTATCTAGACTACACAGACCTAAGAGATAGGGTGTATAGAAATTATAAATATGACACGTCAAACTCTCTTGTAAAGTCTTATATAACATTTCAATATATTAAGAACGGAGCAAACCTATCATTAGAAAACTTTATAAATACAGAGAAACCTTCAAACGACTCTTTTGTTGTTCCTGGAGAAAGTTGGAGAAACACCAAGTATGAGGTTGTAGATAATATGGTAATCTACACTCCAAAAGATGTTAGCAATCTGGACCTTGCAATTGTTACTCATCTTGATTTTAATGTTAAAGGAATATTAAAAAATAACGTTGCAATTAGAACTCTGGAATATTCTTCTCAGGCGTTTAACAATACTTCCCCAAACCCTGTTGGCACAAGGTTTGGACATTCTTTATTTCCATACAAAAAATCTGGATTCTACTACGACTATAAAACTGAGAACCCCTTTACAATTTATAAGGGTACCTCTCCATACCTTTACTTGACAAGATATTCTGGTATAGAAATAAAAGGCACCATGGACCCAACAATTAATAGAGGGCTATCTATTTCAGTGAACAAAGAAAAATCAGATAACTTTAAGGTTATGGCTTTGCAGATGGCGGTTCGATATGACAAGGATGCGTTCCCATATGGATCTATAGAAGTTTTTGAAATTAAAGCAAGGGATAGGCACATAAAGTTTTATCTATCTGCAATCCACCCTCAAGGGCACAGAGCAAAGATCTATGCAGTAGATGCAAATACTGGAAGACTAGAAAATGGAATTAAGTTTTACCTTAATGGAAAAGTCGTAAAAGATCCAGTTTTGACAGTTAAAGAGTGGGCATTCGTAGGAATATCCTTTCCAAAGGTGTTAGACTTTAAAAACAGGGTTGGATTAATTAATCTTAACGGACCCCTGATGTTTAACACAATCTCTTATTATGAATCTAGCAACTTACAAGAAGGCGAAGAAGAAGAGTTTAGAAGATGGTTTGGAGTTAAGTACATTCTTCCAGAAAACATTGAGTGGGGATACTGGACTGATGGAGGAGGCCTTTGGGATGGGGTGCTAACGCTTTCCAAAACAAACTATTATGGCATTGATCCATCAACAATTTACAAGAGTTATACAGGAACTAATAAGATTATTATTGATAGTCAGGCATCTTTGGTAATTGACAATGCTAGATCAAGCACTGAGCACGAGTATCGTATATATTCTGGTATTAACTCGAAACTAATAACCACCACTGCTATCTAATGTGGTATACTTTAGTATATGAATCCTCAAGATCCACGTAAAAAGAAGAAGGCTTTGCCCAAAATGAAGGGCCAAGTGGGTGAATCCCGTGCAAAAATTATTGAAAAGCATTATGACTGGGGCCTATATGTTTATAAAAAGGCTAATGGTAAATGGTTTACAGATGGAACTGGCTCTGTTCTAAATATTGAATCTATGAAAGGCGACATCTTTCAGATTTCAAAACTTAAAGAGGCTGCAAAATATTACGGGGATGAAGGAGATGGCGAATGCATCTTCGTACCAGGATTAACTAGAATTTCAGAAGAAGAATATTCAGAACAAAAGCAAAGACTTGCAGAAGGACTAATTCCTTCTATGAACGATCTTGGTGCAGTACAAGCAGCCAAAGACACTATTGCAAAGTATGGAAGTGATGACTAATGAGTGAAGACAAAGAATTTTTTATTAGAGCAAAGACAGATGTACCTCTTCCAGAAGATGATACATTTGCAAAACAGGATCCGTTTAATCAATCTTGGGATGTTATTAAAGATTTGCAGGGGCTTGATGGCAACTTTAAAAGAAGAACTTCTAGAATACTTAAGGGAGAAGCAACTCAGGCGTACATGGATAGTTCAAGAGCAGACAGTGTTGGTATCAATGGAGCAAGGTCTAAAGAGATAAACTCTGGAACTGTATTTAGAAATGCTTATGGACTGTTTGATGTAATTACTCCGCCATGGAACTTGTACGAACTTGCAAGTTTCTATGACACATCTTTTGCTAACCACGCTGCAATTGATGCAAAGGTAGAAAACATTGTTGGACTTGGTTATGAGTTTAAGATTTCAAAAAGAACTATGCTTAAGTTAGAAGCCTCAGAGCCAAAGACTTCTGAAAATGCAAGAAAAAGAATTGAACGAGCAAAGATTGAAATGACCGATTGGCTTGAGTCCCTAAATGATGAAGACTCATTCACAACAACAATGGAAAAAGTTTTTACAGATCTTCAGTCAACTGGTAATGCTTACCTTGAAATCGGTAGAACCACTCGTGGAGAAATTGGATACGTCGGACACATTCCGTCTACAACAATGCGTGTTCGCAGACTTCGTGATGGATTTGTTCAGGTTATTGCAAACAAGGTTGTTTATTTCCGTAACTTTGGTGCAACAAACCCTAACCCACTTGGAACAGATCCAAGACCAAATGAAATTATTCACTTTAAAGAATACTCGCCTCTAAATACTTTTTACGGTGTCCCAGATATTATGTCTGCAATTGGATCCCTACACGGAGACCAACTAGCATCACAATATAATATAGATTACTTCCAAAACAAGGCAACACCAAGATATGTTGTAACTCTTAAGGGTGCAAAACTATCTGCTGAGGCAGAGGACAAGATGTTCAGATTCTTACAGACTGGGCTTAAGGGGCAAAACCACAGAACACTTTACATACCATTACCAGGAGACTCTGACACCAACAAGGTAGAGTTTAAAATGGACCCTGTTGAAAATGGAATTCAGGAAGCATCTTTTAAAGAATACAGAAAGCAGAATCGGGATGACATTCTTGTTGCTCATCAAGTTCCACTTTCTAAAATTGGTGGGTCTGACTCTTCAGCCATTGCTGCTGCACTTTCACAAGACCGTACCTTCAAGGAGCAAGTTGCAAGACCAGCACAGAGAAACCTTGAGAAGATGATTAATAAAATCATAAAGGAAAAAACAGATATTCTGGAGTTTAAGTTTAATGAACTTACACTTACAGATGAAATTGCTCAATCACAGATTATCGAAAGACTTGTTAAGACACAGGTTATGTTGCCAAATGAGGGTCGAGAACTTCTTGGTCTTCCACAGATTGAAGGTGGCAATGAGCCGTTTGATCCAAAGCCAGAACAGGCAGCAAACGATAATGCGGACAGAGCAAGGGATACCGAAAGAACAAACAACCAGTCTGATGGACCAGCCACTGTAAGTGGAAGAAGTCCAAAAGGCGAAGGTCGTAAATCTGACGATATGCCCGAAATGTCCAAATAGTGATACTTTAGCAAAAAAGGGTATATAATATAATAACCATGATTATCTCAAAAGCAAATTGGAATACAGATGGCGATAACTTACGTCTATCTATGCCTTTTAGTAAGGTAGATAAAGAGAGACGAATCGTCTCAGGTTTTGCATCCCTTGATAACATTGATAAGCAAGATGACATTGTAACAGCAGAAGCATCAATGGCAGCCTTTGCAAAGTTTCGTGGGAACATTAGAGAAATGCACCAACCACTAGCAGTTGGTAAGATGGTTAACTTTAAAGAAGATAAGTATTTTGATCCAGAGTCAAAGAAGTTTTATAAGGGCGTATTTGTATCCGCATATGTTTCAAAGGGTGCACAAGACACTTGGGAAAAAGTTCTAGATGGAACGCTAACTGGTTTTTCCATTGGCGGAAGAATGAATAAGTGGGATGACGCATATGATGAAAAGTCAGACACACAAATTAGAGTTATTAAAGAATATGATTTAGTTGAGTTGAGTCTTGTAGATTCCCCAGCAAATCA